GAAACGTCATACTTGCCGACAACGCTAAATCCATCCGATTCCTTTTGGGCTTGGGCTTTTCATTCTCTCAAACCTTCCAATACGAAGGGTTTGATGTGCGCTTCTTCGAGAGGAGGCCGCTATGTGTTTAGGACTTCCCGCCCTTATCGGCGGTGGGCTTCAGCTTTTGGGCGGATTCGCCCAATACGGCGCTCAATCTGCGTATGCCAAGGCTCGGCAGCAGCTCGAAAACGAGATGTCTGCTCGAAACTACGAGCTGGCTCGCAAGACAGCCATAGAGAACTACCGATCTCTTGATGACCGTGAACTTCAAGCCGGTGCCAGGATCGCCGAGCAGATCCGCGAGATCACCCGCCAGGGCACCGAGGCCAGGGCGCGAGTCGGCGTCGCCGCAGCGCGAGCCAACGTCACCGGACGCTCGGTTGACGAGCTTATGAACCAGTTCGAGCAGCGCCAGCTCGAATACGTCAAGACCGCGATGACCAATAAGCAGTACCAGCGAGCGCAGATCGAAGCCGAGAAGCGCGGAGCGCAGATCACCCTGGAAGGGCGTCTCCTCCAGTCGGCGCCCGATCTGATTCAGCAGCCCAACTTCTTCGCCGCTGCGCTGGGAGCGTTTGGTCAAGCTTTCAACACGGGCATCCAAATCCAATCCGGAATCGACCCGTCCGTCTTTAGCTCGGGGCCGGTCAACGTGGGAGCTGGGGGCGACGCTTCTTACGCCGGTTGGGGCTATTCGGATGGCAGCATTTCATTTGACCAGTACGGTGGTCAAATTTCCCCGTACTGATAGGACAGAATCATGGCAGAAACACCTCGCACGCAAGTCGAAGAGCCACGGTTTGGCGTCTCGATCCAACCGACAGCTGATCCGGTCGATCGCACGATTATTGCTCGCGCTCCGCAGATCACCGCCGATCCGTACATGAACGCATGGAGCGAGATTGCCCGAGACTTCGCCGCTGGATACGGGGCGCTCAAGAAAGCCCAGGTGGAAGCCGACATCCCGATGGGCGAGCAGTACTACCTGGAGTCCGGCGTCGATGGACTCTTCGCGGACGGCAAGGACGAGCAGGCGGCGATGGCGGCGCTTGTCCGCAACGGCGAGCTTGCCGAGGAACACTCGATCGGGACGCGCATCGGATTTGAGCGAGCCTCGGGGCGCTCGGCTGCTTACCGTGAGCGCGAGAAGCTTAGTGCTGCGCTAACCGAAATGATCTCCGGCGCTCGGGAGCTTGATCCGCAGACGGGTCTGCCGAAGCTTGCAACCGCCCAGGACATCGACGATGCGATCACGCGCATCCGTGGCGAGTCCTATGCGAAGTACACGCAAGACCCTAACTTCGCCTGGTTCAAGAACAGCCCCTATGCTGCCGAGGAATACAACAAGCTCATGCGGACGTACACGCCCGAGCTTGCCGCGCAGTTCAAGGAGAAGGCCAGGGAGAACCTGACCGAGCATCGTCGTGTCCTGCTTATGGACGAGCTGGTAAACAAAGCTGCCAGCCTGGGATCGAAGCCGATGATCTCGATGGACGAGTTCGACAGCTTCAATGATTTTGTTTTCAACAACGTAGTCATTGGTGGCATCCCGAATCCCCAGCAGTTCATGGCGCAAGCGTTCCAGGTTGCAGGCATCAAGATCCTGAACGACAACCCGCAAGGTAATCAGGTCGGGTTGATGAACCAGTTTATTGACCGAGTGAACGCTTACCGCGACCCCAAGACCGGCACCAAAATCCAAGGTCTGTTTTGGGAAAAGACGAAGGATGTTCTGCGAACCGAGGCCAATCAACGCGCCGCGCAGAACACCCTAGACAAGCGGAAGATTCTTGAAGCTCGGTACACCGAAGAGTTTGCCAAGGGTACCGACCCAAAGTCCTACGTCGCCCAGGCGCGAGCAATCATTAAGGAAAGCAAGCAACCAGGCGCCAACCCCGATTACTTGCTGTCGAAGCTCCGGCGTCTTACTAGCGAGCGTATCGCCGCCGATCTCGCTTCTCCGGATTCTTCGGGCGCGTATTCAACCGAGCTTTTCACTTCGCTCTACAACACATTCGCTCCGATCCTGGACGGCGAGATCAAAGCCGACAAGGATGAGGATGACGCCTACAATGACCTGGCGCTTCGGCTTGCGCTTTCGGGGCGGTTTGACGATGCAGTTAAGAAAGCTGCCAGCATTCTCGACCCCGATGCCCAAATCGCTACGCAAGATAAGATTGCCAAGATTCGCGACTCGAAAGCAAACGAGTATTTGAAGGATCCGACCGTCATCGCTCGTATGCGGGTCTTTAAGAAGACGGCAAGCATCCTGCCGCTGGGCGAACTGGATGAAGCGCCCTCGACGATCGTCCCACGTTCCGCAATCGGGAACAAAAACCTTGAAGCACGAACCAAGCTCAGCTTCGACGATGACAACACGCAGTTCATGGAGTCCGTTGCCAATATTGCCTCTAATCGCAATCTAACTGAACAGCAGAAGATTGGGGAAATCCGGCGCGTTCTTGATGATCTAATTGCAAACCGAAGCAAGGTTGTGCAGGCGGCTAACGATAAGTTTGTGGAGCTTGAAAAGAAGATTTCGGAAAACGAAAGCAAATTTCAATCTTCCGCAGCCTTGATTGCTGAAGCATACGATCGAAAGATTATTGATAACGACAGCTTCAATCTTCTTATGAAATCGGAAGAAGATTTGCAGAAGCGAGTAACTCCGCCAATTGGGATTTTTGAAAAGTTAATCACTCAACAACTTGAAGCAAATTTGGTAAACCCTGATGAGGTTAATGGTTTTCCTAAATTTTATTTAGACGTAGGCGCGCAAGCTAAATACTTTGATAAAAACGGCAAAGAACAAGTCAGATTTATTCTTTCTGATAAAGGCGAAGTATTAGTACGAAATATTGCAAACGAAATTTCTAGAGTTTGGGTGCAGGCATACACCGAAGGTAGGACAAAAGAATTAAAAGATTTGTATGCTTTAGATTTTGATGTTGTAACTGATCCAAAAATATTGCGGCAAGCTTCTGTAGATTTTGTAAACAACGCCGCTATTCGCAGAATTGTTGATGTTGCTATAGATCATTACAAAAATGACACGCCGCTTCCGCAGTTGGGTCAGACTGAAATTGGCGCAGCGCTTTCGGTAGATCGGCAAATTCGTGAGGGCGCGCTTCCAGGTCTGCGTCCAGCCGAGGCTTCCGCTAGCCGTCCTGCTGAAATGCCTGCAAGCCGTCCAGCCGAGGCTCCTGCAAGCCGTCCTATGGAAGCCCCCGCTAGCCGCCCAGCCGAGGCTCCCGCTAGCCGTCCTATGGAGGCTCCCGCTAGCCGACCGGCTACTGAATCCGCCAGCGTGGAAATGGCGGCTCCCATTGGGCCTCCTGCTAAAGGCGTCGTCCCGGCGCCTGGGCAGATGGAATACAACCTTGGAATCGACCCGACTGAATACATACCATATGTGAACGCGCTTAATCGCAACGCTGATCAGATAGCTGAAACGCTGAAAATCAGCAGCGATGAGATGGAAGATTTTGCAATCCTAGCCGCTGCCATCTCTCTTCAAGAAACGCGAGGTGGCGACGATACGATCATGCGAAGAGTGTCCGGAATCCCGATTCCGGCTTACACGGCAGACAAATTGGGTTTTGGAAAATCTACCGGCATCACGCAAATAAACGAAGAGGAGTTGTTCCGCGACCCGCATCTTGTGCGGAATCTAGAAGCGCTCGGGATCACACGCGAAAACTACAACCCATGGAATCCGGATATGCAGGCCAAGGCAACGGTTGCTTTCTTGCATAACATTAAAAAATCAGCCTTGGCAAATCTCAAAAAGAACAAAAAGAACAACCAAAACCTCACGTTTCCTGAATATATGTACTACCAGTATACTGGCCCAGGGTTGCTAGTTCGCGGAAAGGCTCAGGGTGAACGTATCAGCGTTGCTAACGTAAAGCGTTATTTCAACGTGCTTAAAGCAAACCAACTCAATCAAAAGATGCAAGTAAACCTGGAAGGCACCCAGTACCCCGTGCCCGAAAACAAATTGGATACTACTCGGTTCTTCTCACGTTGAACGTGAGGCAGACGCAGAGAGGACGTTTCGATGATTGATGAAACCGTAAATCCGATTCCCCAGGACGCGCCTAAGCCGAATGGGAACCAACCGGAAACACGCCCCAGCACGTTGACGCCGGTTCAATCCGCTGTCGTCAAAATGATGGAGCAGCCGCCGGTTCAGCCGGATTTGACGAAATCGACTTCTCTCGGTTTGCCGCAACAACCAGCACCTCCAGGGCTGATCGAGAAGGCGGCGATGGCGACTGGTCTTGTGCCCGATCAGCGCCCCGTGCAGCCCGTTGCGGAAATGTCCCCCGAGATGGTTGCCGAGAGAGCGCGACTCGGGCAAAGCATCGCTGGATACTTGGAAGCGCAATCCAACACCGTAACCGCAGAAGTGGCGCGAACCGTCATCTCCGGCATGGAAGGCGCCAACAGAGCTGCGGTAAACATTTTCGGAACTGCGTTCCCAGGAATCACCGAAAGCATCATTAATAAGCGCGATCCTGATACGGGGAGACCGCTTAGCAAGCTCAGCACGGATCCTGGCGATTTTGTTGTTACCCCTCGAACTGCCGTAGGTAAGTTTGTCGGCGAGATGGTGACGCAAGGGATTCTGTCATACGTCTTGGGAGCAGCCGGTGGTGCCGCCCTGGGACGCTTGGGCACGGGCGGAGCAGTTGCCAGCAAAGCGTTTGATTTTACGCAGAACAAAACCAAGCTTGGCAGAATCGCTGCGTTCATGAACGTGAACGGCGCTGAGAACATTGTTCAGCGCCTATGGGAAACCCGCGCCGATGGAGTGCAGGATGTGCGTTGGTGGGCGCGGACTCTTGGAATCGAAGAGCAACTCCCCGAAGTCCTGGCGTCCGGCAAGGACTTGAATGTCCTCCAGCAAGCGGCCTCAGACTACCTGGCTGGTGCTACCGCCGGATCTCTCGCCGGTGCCGCGCTTATGGGCGTCGTGAAGATCGGCTTGGGGTCGATTGGTAAAAGCATCGAAGCGGCGATGGATAACTTCGGTGGCCCTCCAAGAGGCTCCGTAGAGCGCGCCCGTCTAATCCTTGCTTACGAGCAAGCCGACTACGATACGCAGCTCGGCGACGGCATTGAAGAAGTACTCAATTCCCCGATGCGAATGGATGAGGCTCCGCCGTCTGTTGTTGCTGGTGCAGCGGAAGGGACGCCTCCGACGCCTCCGCCTACACCTTCTGCTGCTGCTCCTGGTGGAGCGCCAACTCCGATTTTCCGAGTTACGGGCGTCGATGAGCAGGCCGCTAAAGACGCCCAGCAGCGCATCGCCGAGCGTCTTCCCAGCGAGCGCTCCGCCGTAGCCGATATCGGAGAACTTCAACGCCGCCGTGCTACCCCAGGCTCTATTGTCGAAACGGAAGAGGGAGCGTTGCTGGGCCGAGAAGCGCTTGATGTGCCTATCGCCATGCAAAAGCAGCTTCTCGAAGAATCGGTCAGGGCGAATCTTCTAAAGCTGGATGATCCGAAAGCTGAGTTCGATCCCGCCGTCCGGCAGCAGCTTTACCAGGACATCCTCACTTCGTTTGCCTACGAGTGGACACGCCTGGTCGATACTCACTTCAGCAAGGTGCAGTTCGATCCGAAAGCTACGGCTAACGAAATCCTTGGGGAGCTTTCCAGACTTCAGCTTCCGATGTCCATTTCGTCGTCTACCGCAGAGAACGACGTATTCGAGCTTATCGCCGTCAAAGCCATGTACGACACCTTCGAGAAGGTGTTTGCTGCATCCGCGCCCGATAAGCAAGGCACGATCATTCGGGCCATCCAGGAGATTCGCTCGATTCGCAACGCCTCCGCCGGAAGCGCTACTGAAGTGCTTACCGACATCACCAAATCGGCGTTGGCAAGCACGGCGAAGGGCGCTGACAACATGGCTCCGGTGGTCGCCCAGGCGATCACGGAAATGACCCTGGCGCGGCAGAACATCGTAGAAATCGTCCGCAGTCTTATCCGGCTAGCGCCTGACGGGAACATAAATCACCTGAGCGCCGAGCAGAAAGCCGATGCGGTTCGCACGATCTTGCGTGCATTCAACACCGGCTTGCGTCTCCGTCAGGCCGTCAGCACGGGGCCGGTAGCGAAGTTTGGCGGCGTGGATCAACTCGTTAACGAAGCTGTACTGCGTCGCGCTCAGAATACGCCTCCGACCATTCGAGAAACCGTCGAAGGCAGTCGAGACGTTCCGTCTCGCAAGGTGGAGCAGCTGACCGGCGCTTACGAGCGTATGCCCGAGCAGCGCGGCGCTCTCCAGGGCGCGACGGCTACTCCGTCCGGAGCCGCCCCAACCGAAATGCCGCCGCCCCCGGTTCCCGGGGAGGGTCTTGTGCCGCGCAAGGTTGTCAACGTCGAAGAGGACTCGGTAGTTCTGTCGGGCGGTATGGCAACCGGCGTAGAACCTTACGGTGTAAGCACCGAGTTTGGTGGATCGGGCACGGTCTTGTCCGAGCTTGCGAGCCAAAAGGAAACGCTGAGTCAGACTCTCTTGGCGCTGATTCGCTCGGGAGTCCTGGACGCCGACGACACCAGGGCGGCGTTGAACCAGGCTCGCGCAGCTAACAAGGACAACCCCGATGTGACGGAATTCCTGCAATCGGTGTTTAACGACGAGCAAAGCACGCGCTTGGAGACGCTGGTGTTCTTGTCGGAAGTTCTCAGGAAGCGCGGTAGTGGTGGGCCTCTTAGCAAGAATCCGCTGAGCCGCTCTTACTTGTCCGATCTCCCGACTCCAGCCGAAATCGCGGACATGGCTAAAATGAACGCGCAGCGACGCATGGCCGAGGGTCGCTTCCGATCGACGCCTGAGGAGCAGGCGCAAATGTCGCCCGATATGCTGTTGCGGCGTGAGACCGAGCTGGACATCATTTCCATCGAGCGCGAACTTCTCAATATGTCGGAAGGTGATGTCCGGACAAACCAGGTTGCGTCGGATATCTCTATTAAAGATCCGACGCCTGGATGGGAACGCCGTTTGAATCGTATCCTGGGAGGATACTCGAAAGCGCACCTGGCTTTTTCTTCGATCAACGTGGCGTCCGCGAACACCCTTCAGTATATGGCCGAGGCCATTTCCGCAGGAGCGCACGCGCTTCTCCGTTACTTCGATAACTCCCCCGGTCAGCTTGCCGCCAATTATCGGGCGAAGATGATGTGGAAGACGCTTCTTCCGCACATGATGAAGACGCTCGGGATTAAAGAAAGTGGAATGGTTGATGTTCTCAAGACCGGGCGCTCGTCCGTATTCCGAGATGAAAGCCGCGCAAAAGAACTGCTTTCAAAAGTAGAAACAGCGCGGAGCCATGTTGTTAACGAAGACGCCACGGTTTTGGATAACCCCAACATCCTTCTTGAAGGTGTCGGCGTCACGATTCCGTCTCGCACCGTTCCGATGGTGGATGAGTTGTTCCGGCTTCGCATTTACGAAACCGAATTCAAAACAGGCGTTGTCCATCAATGGTTGAACGTCAACGCAAGTTCGGATATCGAAGCTGCCGCTCGCGCAGCCGATAAAGCCTGGGATGAGTTTGCGTCAGGAGCGCTGGCCAAGACTGAAGCTGAAGCGCTTAAATCTGCTGCGGCGAAGGTCGATAGCCTTGGCATATTTCGCGATGCCAACGGCAAGGTGAAAGATCCGATCACCTATGCTGCTGCCGTGGAGCGGCAATACTGGGATGACATCCGCAAATCGTTCCGAATGGTGGACGACAGCAAAATCGACACGATTGAAGGTATGCAATCGGGGTTCGATGCGGTCAACGCCCCCGATTTCCTTCTCAAGCTCAACAAGCAAATCCAGTATTACATCGGGCATATGGCCGCAGCGAACACGCCCGAAGGTCTTGCTGGCTCTATTGCGGAAGCGATGGTTGGAAAAGACTTGCCGGTGCCGTTGCGCGTACTTCTGCGTCTTACCACGCTCTTTCCCGTCACGGTAGTTAACGAAGCATTCAAGGCTGTAGACTACGCTGGTGCTTTCCCAGGATGGGCCGGAAAGCGTGCATTTGACCTGATAGACGCCCGTATGCACAAATCGACGCAAGCGACGCGACGCGCCGCACGCCGAAAGGAAGATATCAAGTCGATCTTCTACACGCGCCGCGAACTTGCGTCCACCGATAAAATGGCGCGTAAGCGAGCTGAAGCGCGTGTTCTATTCTCGGGTTTGATGTACGTCGGCTTCCTAACTTGGTACTACGGTCGCAAATCTGAAAACGTGCTTACGGTTGAGAGCGCTACCGGCGCTACGGCGACGCCCCCGAAACCTGGCGATAAGGTGCAGCTCCCTACCGTCGAAAAAGCTGCTTTCCCTATTCTCCAGGAGCAAGGTAGCCAAGTCAGCAAGAAAGCGCGGCGCATCACCGAACAGCGGCGCGGAGAAATTGCTGGAATGGAAGTTCCTATCCTCAGCCCAGTTATGAATATTTTCGAGCTGATGATGGGCACGTTGGAAAGTGGTGGACGCAAGCTTTCTAAAGGTCTTGGATACGAAGCGACTAAACGAATGGTAGAAGTTATGGGCGAGAACATCGAACTTGCCCAGCCGCAAGATGAAAAGTTGATGGATATTGTTCTTGATGTTGCTGACATCCTCGGGGCGAAAGATGTCGTTGACAGCTTGATGGACTCACCGGCAAATGCTGGAAATGTCCTGGCAGAATTTATCAGCAAAATCAGCATGATTCCGCTTGGCGGGTTCAGCATTTACGGTCTTCTTGCGGAGATGCAAAGCGGTCACCGCCTTGAGAGCCGCGAAGCAACGCCATTCGGAACAGGGAAGATTCCGGTTTGGCAGGGGGCCGGAGACACGCCCAGCAACATTCTCCGCTTCATGGGGCGCAAGGGACGAGAGAAGCGCGACATCACCGGCGCGAAGAAGCTTCTCCCCGCTGATCGAGCAGAAATGTTCCTACCTAAAGTGTTAGCTAAAATTCTCAATGTCAACTCGGAATACGAGCTTGATATTGGAAACGGTAAGAGCCGTGCAGCCAATCAATCGCTGGCTAAGCTTTTGGCGCAAAAAGGTTATCCAGTTCCATATTTGAACAAAAACATCAATGACCCCGATCAAAGCCGCAATCGTGGTCAGCTCGATCTTTCCAAATTTATCATGGGCGATGATCGAGATGCGTATTCTCATTTGCTCGACTTGTTCATGTACGGAGATAAAGAAGCACCGGCTCTCGATCCCATGATGCAATCAAGTACAAGAGGATTCATTGGAGGGGAAAGAAACATGACCCTTATTGAATACTTGAATCTTATGATGGCGCCTAAAGCGTTTTCCGGCCTTGCTGTTCAACCTGAAATTGGATCCTCTCAGTCTCCTATTCCAACTCGCCCTTTAAACTATACCGATACGACAGCCGAAGAATACGCAAAACGTCTTCAAGATGCTATTGCAGACCGAAGAGACGCAGCTATTCAAATGCTTCTTAATCGCTCCGACAACGACAAAAAGAACAACAAGACCAGTAAGTCGATTCGCGAAGATTGGTTGGATCTTGCCACGGGAGGCATCAAGTAATGGCTAACTCATACGTCGAATACGTCATCTCGAATACCAGTCAGACTGCGTATTCCTTCAACAAGGACTTCCTACTCCCCGCCCACATCAAGGTGTACTACAACGGCACCGAGTGGACGGTAGCGGGAGGCCAGTTGCTGTCGGTCGCTGGGACTTCAGGAGCCGCTACGGTCACCCTGGACTCTTCGGTAATCCCCACGGCATCCGGAGCAATCCTCAAGATCGCCCGTGTCACGCCGCAAACCAATGCCGGCCGCCTGGTCGATTGGACGAGCGGCTCGGCGATCACGGCAGCAGACTTGGACACCGCCGTGCTTCAACCGCAGTACATCGCGGAAGAAGTGGACGACAACCATGCGGCCACGGCGTTCACGGCAACTATCGGCGGCGTCACCAACGCTGGGACGGTTATCAGCACAACGGAAGCGATCTACGATTTGACCCAGGCGTACTCGATCTACACGGAAGCCAATCCGTTCTCGATCGACACCACCTTGGACTGCATCAAGGTCACGCGCCCGTGCAAGGTGATGATTGATGTCCGTCTTCGCCTGGCGCACACCGGCGACAACGCTGATCACAGCGGCAACGTCCGGCTCAAATATGCGACCAATCCAGCGAATAAAGCTGCGATCATCGCTGGGACGGTTGCATGGTCGGAGTCAATGCTTATTGAGCCGCCGTCGTCCAACAAGGAAGTCTCGGTGTTCTGCTCTCGAACCTTCGCGCTGGATTGCTCCGCCGCGACGACGACGGCCCCGATCTGCTTCGCCGTCTCGATGTACGGGTCTTCGGCGTCGGATATGTACATTCGGGCGCTCGATATCTCGGCGCACACAATCTGATGGACACCACCGACGAACTTCGTGAGCTGAAGCTCAAGGTGGACGAGATTCATAAGGCAATCGTCGGCAACATCGAAACCGAAGGCATCTTGACCAGGCTGAGTCATGTCGAGCGCACGCAGGCGTCCGCGACATGGTGGATTCGGTCTATCATCGTCGCCCTCATGGGCGTCGTCGTAAAACTATTTTGGAATGGATCTTGATATGGCAAACCGCAAAGAATCGCTCGACATCCTGTTCCAGGTGACCCTGGACGAGCTGATCAAGCGCATCCAGGAAGGCTTGGCGACTCCCGCCGACCTCTCCGTAGCTCGCGCAATCCTGAAGGACAACAACATCCACGCCATCTCGGAAGACAAGCAGAAGATCTCTTCGCTGGTCGAGAGTATGCCGTTTGATGATGACGAATGATCAACCCCAAGCTCAAATCATTCAAGAACTTCCTCTACCTCTGCTTTAAGACGCTGGGGATCGGAGAGCCTACCGATGCCCAGTACGAGATCGCGACCGTCCTCCAAAAAGGCCCGAAGCGCGTCATCATCTCGGCGTTCCGTGGGATCGGTAAATCGTGGATCACGGCCATCTACGTTCTGTATCGTCTTTATCACGATCGCTCTCTCAACATCCTGGTTGTGTCGGCCTCAAAGCAGCGATCCGATGATTTCTCCACCTTCTGTTTCAAGATCATGCGGGAGGTGCCGGAACTCAACGATCTGCTGCCAGACGAAAAGGTTGATCGCTTTTCCAAGGTGGCTTTCGACGTTGCCGGAGCGCCTGCTTCGCAATCTACCTCCGTCCGCTCGATGGGCATTTTTAGCCAGCTTACTGGCGCTCGCGCTGACATCATCATCGCGGATGACGTTGAGACGCCAGGTACGTCCGAGACGCAGGGAATGCGCGAGAAGCTCGCCGAGCGCGTGAAGGAGTTCGAGGCCATTCTCAAGCCGGTCGATGACACCCGCATCATCTTCCTGGGAACTCCGCAGACGGAGGACTCCGTATACAACGATCTCGTAAAGCGCAACTACACGCGCATCCTATGGCCTGCGCGGTATCCGAGCGTCAAATGGATGACGCAGAACGGGCATGAGCTTTCCGAGTCTCTCCGCATTCGCATGGAAGCGGACTCGAGTCTGCTAACTGGATACGGAGCCGATGGATCCCAAGGCGCGGCCACCGATCCCAAGCGCTTCAATGAAACCGAGCTTGTAGACCGCGAGCTGTCCTACGGACGCTCGGGGTTTGCGTTGCAGTTCATGGTGGACACTACGTTGTCCGACCAGGATCGGTATCCCCTCAAGCTTCGCGACCTCATCGTCATGGAGTTCGGCGACATGGCCCCCGATCACCCCGTTTGGGGGCCAGGTAAGCCCGTCGAAGACCTTCGCAACGTCGGCTTCCGTGGCGACCACTTCTACGCTCCGGCGGCGATCAACGGCGCCTGGCGACCCTTCGAGGGATCCATCATGGCCATCGACCCTGCCGGGCGAGGCGCCGACGAACTTGCCTACGTTGTCATTAAGCAACTAAACGGGTTTCTGTACGTCGCCGAGTGCCACGGATTCCAAAGCGGCTACGAGGAGCGCAACCTGGAAGCGCTGGCCAGGATCGCCAAGAAGCACAACTGCTCGAAGATCGTCGTCGAATCCAACTTCGGCGATGGCCTGTTCGCCAAGGTGCTGATGCCGGTACTCCGATCCATCTATCCATGCACGATCGAAG